ATGGAACACAACGACACGGCACAGTCCGCCGCCGACATTCTGGCACGGCCCAGGATCGGCCCCGAGGAGCTGCGGCGGGCCAACGGCATCCTGAAAAAGTATAAGGAGGGCAAGGCCCGTCTGGAGCAGCGGATCATCGACAACGAACAGTTCTGGAAGCTGCGGCACTGGGAGCAGATGGAGAAGGAGGGCCAGGGCGGCAACAGCGGCGATCCCCAGCCCGCCAGCGGGTGGCTGGTGAACTGCATTCTCTCCAAGCACGCCGACGCCATGGACTGCTATCCCGCCCCCACCGTGCTGCCCCGTGAGCCGGACGACAGGCAGGAGGCGCAGCGGCTGAGCCGCATCCTGCCGGTGGTGCTGAAGAAGAATCAGTTCAAGCGGACGTATTCCTCCGCGTGGTGGTACAAGCTGAAATCCGGCTGCGCCGTGTACGGCGTGTTCTGGGACGGCACGAAGCTGGGCGGACTGGGGGACATCAGCGTGAAGCGGATGGATCTGCTGAACCTGTTCTGGGAGCCGGGGGTGACGGACATCCAGGGCAGCGCCCACTTCTTCTCCACGGAGCTGGTGGACAACGAGAGACTGCTGGCGGACTATCCCCAGCTGGAGGGAAAGCTGGGACGGGGCGGCTTCACCCTGAGCCGCTATCTCTATGACGACACGGTGGACACCACCGGGAAGTCGCTGGTGGTGGACTGGTACTATCACACGGCTGTGGAGGGCCGGAGGGTATTGCAGTACTGCAAGTATGTGGGGGAAACGGTGCTGTACGCCACGGAGAACGACACGGTGCAGCCCACCGAGACACGGTTTCTGGGCACCGACGAGGAGGGCCGTCCCGTGATGGGGCAGGCACCCTGCGGCCCCAGCATGGCGCAGCGGGGCTGGTACGACCACGGGAAGTACCCCTTCGTGTTCGACGTGCTGTTTCCCGAGGAGGGCACCCCCTGCGGGTACGGGTACATCGATCTGTGCAAGAGCCCCCAGAAGCAGATCGACCTGATGAATCAGGCCATCCTGAAGAACACGCTGGCCAACGCCACGCCCCGGTTCTTCATCCGCTCCGACGGGGCGGTGAATGAGAACGAATACGCCGACTGGACGCGGCCCTTTGTCCACACCAACGGCAATCTGGGCAGCGACTCCATCGCGCCTATCCGGGCGGGCAGCCTGGACAGCGTATATGTGGCGATCCTGAACAACAAGATCGCGGAGATGAAGGAGACGGCAGGCAACCGGGACGTGGCCAACGGCGGCACCGCCGCGGGCGTGACGGCGGGCACCGCCATCGCCGCGCTGCAGGAGAGCAGCGGCAAGCTGAGCCGCAACATGATCGACGACGGCTACGAGGCCTTTGCCGACGTGGTGACGCTGTGCATCGAGCTGATCCGCCAGTTCTATGAGATGCCCCGGCAGTTCCGGCTGCTGGGCGCCATGGGCACGGAGGAGTTCGTCAGCTATGACCGCAGCGGATTGCAGCCCCGCGTGATGGACGACGGGGTGAACGTGTCCTATCGGGTGCCGGAGTTCGACCTGGAGATCGGCGCGGAGCGGGAGAGTCCCTATCGCACGGCGGAGGCCAATCAACTGGCGCTGCAGCTCTTTCAGATGGGCTTCTTCCGGGAGGATCTGGCGGATCAGGCGCTGCGGTGCCTGGAGCTGATGGACTTCAAGAACAAGGATCAACTGGCGCGGATCATCTCCGGCGGCAGGACCCAGGCGGCGGAGATGGCCGCGATGCGGCAGCAGCTTTTGCAGTTGGCCCAGGTGGTGGACGAGGCCAAGGGCACCCATCTGGCGGAGCGCCTGGCGGCGGAGCAGGCGGACGGCGGCAGCGCCGCACCCGGCACATCCCGCGATGCGGCGGCACGAGGCGCCATGGAGCGCAGCCGCCAGCAGTCACGAGAGGTGGTGCGGCCCCGATGATCCAGATCACGCTGAAGGACAACGCCATGTGGGCCAGAGGCCACAGCGGCTACGCCCCCAAGGGGCAGGACATCCTCTGCGCCGCCGTCAGCATCCTGATGGAGGCCACCGCCGACGCGCTGGAGCGGCAGGACAAGCTGGTACTGAGCTATTTCGGCGACGGATTCTGCTCCATCATCGCGGCGGAGGACAGTGAGCTGCTGGCGGTGGCCCGAGAGGGGTTTCTCCGGCTGGCGCGGCACTATGGAGACTATGTGAAGGTGAAAGACCTTCGGACAGGGAGGGAACGCCATGGATGAGGAACAGGTAATGGAGCAGGTCACACCGGAGGCGGACTGCGCCGCGGAATTCGAGGAGCTGATCCGGGGCCGGTGCAGGCAGCCCTTTCAGCAGCGGGTGCAGAAGATCCTGGACGGCCGGCTGCGGACGCTGCGGCAGGAGAACGAGGCACTGCGCCGTCAGGCCCAGGAGCGGCAGGGGTTTGAGAACGACTGCGTGGCACGTCTGGCCCGCGAGGCGGAGGACATCCGCCGGGTGTATGACGGCTTTGACTGGCAGAGGGAGATGCGCGACCCGGCCTTTGGCCGCCTGATCGCGGCGGGGGTGGATGGCCGCACCGCCTATGAGGTGGTACACAGCCGGGAGATCCTGGCCCAGGCCATGCGCTACGGCGCGAAGCGGGCGGCGGAGCAGTGCAGCCGTGCCGTCGCCAGCGGCGGACGGCGCGTGGCGGAGAACGGCGGCCGCGGCAGCAGCGCCGTGACCCGCGCCGATCCCAGGGCGCTGACACCCGGTGAGCTGGCGGAGATCCGGAGACGGGTACAGCGGGGGGAGAAGATCCGGTTTTAAGGGGTGTTTCGCCCTCCGGGGCGAAAACGGCCTCCGGCGGGCAATACGGCAGGCGGGGTAGACCCCGCCCCTACGACAGGGGCGCGGCAGGATTCCGCAGGAGCCGATGCACCACCGTGCGGCGGGGTGAGGTCACCCCGCCCTACGGAGCGGTACGATGACATTTCGTAGGGGCCGATGCCCTCATCGGCCCGCCGTACAACGATCCATTCCCCACCGTTGATGCGCATGAGCGGCAGCGGCGCAGGAAGAAAGTCAATGCGTCATCCGTAACGATAACGACCATGTCCCGCGAACGCGTGGCAAATGGTGGCAAATTGCGGGAAAAGCATAGCGTGCGCGGATTCTTAAACCGCAGGTTTAAGTGGCGTTTTTGGTTACTTTTGCCGCCAAGGGCAAAAGTAACTCGCCCCGGAGGGCGAAATGCCCCCTGTGCGGAACGTCGAGGACGCGGGCGACCGCGAGGGTCGCCCCTACGGGAGAGTTGTCACACCCGGTGCAGCATCGGGTGTGGATTTGACATAGATGCCCGGGGTGCCCGGGCGGGGTCGCGGGCTACCGCGGACAGCAAGCTTCTTTCGGGCGCAGCGCGCTCCCGACGCCGGGGAGCATGGGACATCCGACATACTAATTTTATAAAGGAGAAATCACTATGGCATTTGCACATACCTTTGATCTGCAGCGCTTTGCGGACAGCAATGTACAGACCACCGGCACCCAGAGTCTCAGCGCCGAGATGAAGACCTATTACGGCATGGAGCTGCTGGAGAACGCCAAGCCCGCGCTGGTGCACAACCAGTTCGCCGCCACCAAGCCCCTGCCTGTGGGCGGCGGCAAGACCGTGGAATGGCGCAAGTTCGGCTCCTTCGACAAGGCGCTGACGCCCCTGACCGAGGGCGTGACCCCCGACGGCAGCGGCATCACCGTCAGCTACATCACCAAGGAGCTGAGCCAGTACGGCGACTACACCACCGTGTCCGACATGCTGGATCTGACCGCTATCGACGACGTGGTGCTGGAGATCACCGACCGTCACGGCGCCAACATGGGTCTGACCCTGGACACCGTGACCCGCAATGAGATCCAGCAGGGCACCCACGTCATCTACGCCCCCGGCAAGGACACCGACGGCAAGAAGGTGGAGAATCTGCACCGCTACGGGCTGGACAAGACCTGCGCCATGACCGCGGAGCTGGTGGCCCGCGCCGCCACGGAGCTGAAGAAGATGAACGCCCCCACCTTTGACGGCAAGTACGTCTGCATCATCCATCCCAGCGTAGCCTTCGACCTGCGCAACGACCCCGACTGGGTGGCCGCCCATCAGTACGCCGCCGCCACAGAGCTGTTCTCCGGCGAGATCGGTGAGCTGCACGGCGTGCGCTTCGTGGAGACCACCGAGGCCAAGATCTTCCGCGGCGACGATCTGGCCAGCAGCAGCCGCACGCTAACCGCCAGCGCCGCCGCCAACGGCTCCACTACCGTCAGCTTTGACGGCGGCACCGTGGCCGCCGGGGCACTGGTGGGCCGCTATGTGCTGTGCGGCGGCAAGCGCGCGAAGGTCACGGCCAACACCGCCAGCCAGCTGACGCTGGACAGCGCCGTCACCCTGGCGGACAACGACGTCATCTATCCCGGCGAGGGCGGCAAGGACGGTCTGGCCGTGTACGGCTGCCTGTTCGTGGGCAAGGGTGCCTACGGCGTGGTGGATCTCAGCGAGGGCACCGAGGTCATCGTGAAGCCCCGCGGCTCCTCCGGCACCGCCGATCCCTTGGATCAGCGCTCCAGCGTGGGCTGGAAGGGCATCCACGCCGCCGCCATCCTGTACGACGAATACATCGTCCGCGTGGAGTGCGGCAGCAGCTATTCCGGCGAGGATAAGGCCAACTAAACTGGCAAAAAGGATTTCACCGCTATACGGCGGCGGCATGTAGTCATGCCGCCCTACAAAAGATCATGCAGATATGCGTAGGGCGGGGTGACCACACCCCGCCGTATCCACACAACAACAAAGGAGGAACGTGATATGGCAAAGAAACAGGACAGGGCTGCGGAGACGGTCAGCGTGACCATCCCCAGAGGCCGCAAGCAGGAGGAGAACTTCGTCATCGTCTCCGTCAACGGCCGGAGCTTCAAGATCATGAAGGGCGTGCAGGTGGAGGTGCCCGACTATGTGGCGGAGGTACTGGTGAACAGCCGCATGATGGCGGAGGAGGCCCGCCGCTATGTGGACAGAATGGCCGACTGAGGAGGCGGCAGCCATGGCGAACATCACAGCAAAGCAGGTGCTGGAGCAGGTGGACGCGCTGGTGCCCAACCAGTACACCAGGGCGGAGAAGCTGCGGTGGCTGGCGCAGGCGGAGGGCTTCGTGCTGCGGGAGATCTGCCGGGTGACAGGGCCGCTGGCGGCGCTGGAGGAGGATGCGGCGCTGGCGGTGGAGGCACCCTATGACGAGCTGTACCGCCACTATGTGGAGGCGCAGATCCACTACTGCAACGGCGAGATGGCCCGGTACAACAGCGCGGCAGCCAACTGGAACAACGGCCTGCTGACCTATCGGGACTATGTATGCCGCACCACCGCGCCCACACAAAACGTCAGGGCTCTGAAATTATGCTAGCGCGGCGGGGCGGGAGAGTATTCTCTCCCGCCCCCGTGTAAGGAAGGAGGAACGGCATGTTTCTATCACAATGCAAGGCCCCGGCGCAGCAGCGCGTGACGGTCAGCAAATTTCTGGGCTATGACGCGCGGCCCAGGACACCACTGGGGGCTTTCGCCCGGATGGAGAACCTGACGGGGGACGGCTATCCCACGCTGTCGGTGCGGGAGAAGCGTAAGACCGTGATGGCGCTGGACAAGCCCAACGGCCTTTGCGCCAAGGACTGCCTGATCTGGGTGGACGGCGGCACGCTGTACATCAACGGGGCGGCCATCGACCTGACGCTGACGGACGGGGAAAAGCAGCTGGTATCCATGGGGGCGTATCTGCTGATCTGGCCCGATAAAAAGTACGTCAACACCCAGGATCTCAGCGACAAGGGCAGTCTGGAAAACACCCGCCAGACCACCGGCACCGTCACCTTTGCCCTGTGCCGCAGCGACGGCACGGAATATGAGGACTATACCGCCGGGGCGGCGGCACCGGCCGGCGCCGAGAGCGGCGAGCTGTGGCTGGACACCGGCAGCGGCGCGGCGCTGATGCGCTATGACGGCGTCATGTGGCAGGCAGTGGACGACGCGGCCATGAAGATCAGCGCCGCGGGCATCGGGCTGGGCTTTTCCGCCGGGGACGGCGTGACGGTCTCCGGCTGCACCGGGGCGGCGGCGGACGGCACCTGGACACTGCTGCAATGCGGTGACGACGCCATCGTCATCGGCGCCGTGGCCGCCATTGAGGGGGAGCAGACCACCGCCGTGACGGTGCGGCGCTATGTGCCGGACATGGACTTCGTGGTGGAGTGCGGCAACCGGCTGTGGGGCTGCAAGTACGGCATCGTGGACGGGCAGGCCGTCAACGCCGTGTACGGCAGCGCCCTGGGCGACTTCCGCAACTGGAACGCCTTTGCAGGGCTGTCCACCGACAGCTATGCCGCCGACCGGGGCAGCGACGGCGTGTTCACCGGCGCGGCGGCCTATCTGGGGACGGTGCTGTTCTTCAAGGAGCACAGCATGGAGCGGCTGTACATCAGCGCCGCGGGCGCGCACCAGATCACGTCGCTGCAGTGCCCCGGCGTGAAGCAGGGCAGCAGCCGCTCCCTGGCGGTGGCGAACGGCGTGCTGTATTTCCACGGCAGCGGCGGCGTGTACGCCTTTGACGGCAGCATGCCCCGGCTGGTATCCGCCTGCTTCGGCGACGAGCGGTATGAAAGCGCCGTGGGCGGCGCAGCGGAGGGCCGCTACTGGCTGTCGGCCCGGCGAAGCGGCAGGGATCATCTCTTCGTCTACGACACGGCGCGGGGCCTGTGGCACCGGCAGGACGGACTGCGGGTGAAGCAGTTCGCCGTATCCGGCGGCGTGCTGTACGGCCTGACGGCGGACGGCGTCACGGCGCTGCAGGGCGCGCCTGACGGCGACGAGGCGGCGCCTGACTGGTACGCCGAGACGGGCGAGCTGGGGCTGGACACGCCGGAGCAGAAGTTTTTGCAGCGCTTGGAGCTGCGGCTCTCGCCGGACAGCGGCGCGTGGGTGAAGGCCCACGTCAGCTATGACGAGGGGCGCACCTGGCACTATGCCGGGAGCCTGCAGGGAGACGGACGCCGCCTGCGGGCAGGACTGCTGGCGGTGCGGCCGGTGCGCTGTCCCCAGCTCCGGCTGCGGCTCACCGGTCACGGCGGCTGCCGCATTTACAGCATCAGCGCCGTGTATGAGAGAGGAAGTGATCTGCCGTGAGCGATTTTCCCATGCCGCCCTATCCCAACGGGTCGGTACAGCAGCAGTTGACACAGCAGTACTCCTATCTCTTTCAGATGGCCCAGCAGCTCAATATGGCCCTGGCCGCCCTGGAGAGCGGCGGCGCATCCGCCGGAGGCGGACAGTGGAAGCGGGCCGGAGCCGCCGCCAGCGCCTCCGCCGCCGATGCCGCGTCGGAGAACAACGAGCAGTTCCAGAACCTGCGGGCCATGATCATCAAGACGGCAAAGCAGGTGACGCGGAATATGGAGCAGCTGGAGGTACGGCTGGGGGAGGAATATGTGGCCGCCTCCCAGTTCGGCACCTATGTGCAGCGGCTGAGCGCCTATCTGGAGGCCAATCCGGCGGCGCTGACGCAGTATTACAGCTTCTGCAGCGATCTGGCCGCCAATGTGGCGGCGGTGGACGCCGCCTTTTCCAGCTACCGGCTGGACACGGAGGGCTATATCCGCACGGGCATCGTGTACTATGACGGGCCCGCCCCGGTCTATGGCGTGGCGGTGGGCCAGAATCTGACCACCACGGAGACCGACGGCAAAAAGGTGGTGGATCAGAACAACTTCCGGGCGGTGTTCACCGCCCAGAAGCTGAGCTTCTGGCAGGACAGCACGGAGATCGCCTATGTGTCCAACAACCGGCTGTATATCACCAACATCACGGTGCTGGACAGCATCGGCATCGGCTCGTGGCGCATGGACAGCGGCAGCGGGCTGACATTCAAATGGATTGGAGGGTAAGCTATGGCGTATACGGAAAAGGACTTCAACCTGAGTTGGGGCGACATCACCATCGGTCAGGCCAACACCCTGGTGGTGACGCGGCCCTCGGCCCAGTACAGTTTCCGCTTTCACTATGACTTTCAGGGCGTCAGCGCCGATGTGACGGCGGCGGAGCTGGAGACCGTCTCCCAGGACAACACCAGGGTGGTCTATCGCTGGACGCCGGAGGAGAGCCTGTCCCTGGCCATCCCCGACAGCGTGTCCGGCAGCGGCACGCTGACCATGACGGTGGCGTTTACCAGCGGCATCCCCCAGCTCAGCAACCCCAGCTACTGCACCAAGGACTACGCCTTTACCGCCTATGTGCCGGACAGCATGCGGCCCAGCGCCGCGCTGACGGTGACGCTGGTGAACGACAACGCGCTGCTGGAGCAGTGGGGGCTGTGGGTGCGGGGCATGAGCTGCCTGCAGTACGCGGTGGAGGCCAGCGCCGTGGGCGGCGCGTCGCTGGCGGGGTGCCGGTTCACCTTTGCCGGGCAGAGCGTATCGGGTTTTTCCGGCGTCACGGCGCCCATCGGCATGGCGGGCACCCTGACGCCCACCGCCGTGGTCACCGATTCCCGGGGCCGCACCACCACCGTCACCGCGCCGGCAGTGTCGGTATTCGACTATCAGATGCCGTCGCTGCGGACATCGGCGGCCTTCCGGTGCAATGCCGCCGGGGTGGAGGACAGCGGCGGGCCCTGTCTGCGGGTGAAGGCGTCCGGCAGCTGCTGGCCGCTGGACGGCCGGAACACCGTGACGCTGCGGGCCCGGTACCGTCCGGTGGGCGGCGTCTACGGCGGCTACACCACGCTGGTGAGCGGCGTGACCGCCCAGATCGCCGAGGCGCTGGACAAGGACACCACCTATGAGGTGGAGCTGTCCGCCGTGGACACGGTGGGCAGCGTCAGGGCCGTCAGCTACACCTCCTCCAACGCGGCGGTGGCCTTCCATCTCCGGGCCGGAGGCGTGGGCGCGGCCTTCGGCAAGCTGGCGGACAGCCCCACGCTGCAGTGCGCGTGGGACGCGGGGTTCGACGGCGACGTGACCGTGGCGGGCAAGGTGGCGGCAGGCAGCCTGACGGTGGGCGGCAGGACGCTTCTCGACCTGCTGTACCCGGTGGGAGCGCTGTATCTCTCCACCGCCGCTGCCGACCCCGGCACGGTGCTGGGCGGCACATGGCAGCGGATCCAGAATCGCTTCCTGCTGGCGGCGGGTGAGAGCTACGCCGCCGGGACCACCGGCGGACAGGCGCAGCGCACGCTGACCGCCCAGCAGCTGCCGCCCCACGCCCACCACATCACCGGTCACACCGGGGCAGAGTCCATCAGCCACGACCACGGCATCCCCAACATCGCCCAGGGCGGCAGCGGCTCCGGCGCCTATGCCGAGAGCTGGGGCGGCGGCTCCGGCAGCCGTGAGCTGCGCACCGACGCCATCTCCATCAGCCACAACCACACGCTGGACGTGGACACCCAGTCCAGCGGCGGCGGCGAGGCGGTGGACATGATGCCGCCCTATCTGGCGGTATATGTGTGGCAGCGCCTGAGCTGAACACCACTTTCATCACATTTGAAAAGGAGACGATCATATGGCATCTACTTACCGCCAGGTGGGCTACGGCTCCACCGGCAGCGCCGTCAGCAAGCTGCAGACCGTGCTGAACGAGCACGGCTACGGTCTGGCCGTGGACGGCATCTTCGGCGCGAAAACGCAGGCCGCCGTGCGGGACTATCAGAAGAAGAACGGCCTGAAGCTGGACGGCATCGCAGGCAAGGAGACCTGGGGCAGCCTGCTGGCCGGGCAGACCGCCTACGCCCCCGCCTCCACCTCTTCCGGCGGCTCCTCCAATCTCCCCCTGGACAAGGTATCCGACGGCACCGCCGCGGCGCTGAAGGAGCTGGAGAAGGGCTATACCCCCTCCGGCGATGTGGACGCGGCCCGCAGTTTACTGGACAGTCTTTCGGCGCTGCGGCCCAAGGACTATGCATCCAGCTTTGCCTCCCAGCTGGAGGCGCTGTATCAGGAGATCAGCGCCCGGCCCGGCTTTTCCTACGATCCGGCGGCGGACAGCGCCTATCAGTCCTATGCCCGGCAGTACGCCAGCCAGGGCCGCGCCGCCATGGAGGACACCATGGGACAGGCCGCCCAGCTCACCGGCGGCTACGGCTCCAGCTATGCCCAATCCGCCGGACAGCAGTCCTATCAGCAGTATCTGGCGAAGCTGTCCGACGTGCTGCCCCAGCTGCAGTCCGCCGCGTACAGCCGCTATCGGGACGCAGGCGACGCGCTGCTGGAGCGCTATCAGCTTCTGCAGGGCCAGCAGGAGGCGGAGTACGACCGCTGGCAGGACGAGGTGGCCGCGTGGCAGAAGGAGGTGGCCCAGGCCCAGAGCGGCTATGACCAGATCAGCAGCCGCGATCTGAAGAACTATCAGATGCTGCTGAACTACTTTGCCGACAAGGCCGCCGCCGAGCAGAAGGGCATGCAGACCTCCGCCACCGTTCCCGACGCCGTGTCCAGCATCGGCAACACCGCCTCCCTCAGCTCCACGGCGGCGGACAGCCTGGAGCGGGCCATGGGGAACTATCTGAAAAGCGGCAACGTCCAGCAGGCGGACACGCTGCTGGGCCAGTACAAGAGCCGCATGACACCCGCCCAGAGGGCCCGGTTTGAGGCGCTGTTCGCCGCCTGGAATCACCCTGTCAGCTGGTAGTTCTTTCCATTCTCTCCTGTTGGTCGAGAAATTT